AGGTGGTGGTCAGTTTAGACCTACTGGTTTAGGCTTGGTAGATGGAATTTTTAAAGAGTATCAACAGGGTGGAGATACTGGTGAAAATGATTTAGCTATAAAAAGAAGACTAACACAGTGGGCTGGAAACTATGTAAATACATTTACTGTGGGCGCAGGATTTTTAAAAGATGTAGTTGCTACTATTGACCCAGAGTATAGAATAGTAGCAGATAATGATGATGTTAATTTAATAGATTACTTTTTCAAACAGGCTACTCGTTCTTTTCCTACAACAGTAGAACAAGAAAATAAATTTTTTGGTGCAGACCTAAGTAGAAAAAAATTTCAAAGCCCAACTAGAACTACACCTTTAATTAATGTTAATCCTTTTATGAGACAAATAACAGGCTTAACTCAAAGACAACAAAGAAGTGTAGCCGAAAAAGAGTTTGATAGACTAGGACTTAAATGGTTTGAAATAACACCAAGAAGAATAAAAGGCGACCCAGAATTTACAGCTAAAGCAAAAGGTTTGATGGCTGAATCTGTAGAAAATGAAATAACAGATTACATATTGTTTGATGAAGACTACAACTCAGATATGCTAAAAGATATAGAGAAAAAATCTTTACTAAAATCTATGGTAAATAGTGCCAGAAGTAACGCTAGAAGAAATGTGTTAGACCCTGATATGTATAACATTGAGGTTGATGGTGAAGTAGATATTGAGTTGAGAAATAGATTAGACAGGGCTAGATTTTTAGGATTAAGTAAAGAAAAAAGAATATTAGTTGCAGACTATTATAGTAGATTTAATGATAAAGATTTAGGAGATACTAAAGATTATAGCACTGCAATGTATATACACGATGAACATTTTAAATAAAAATAAAAGGGGCAATTAAGCCCCTTCTTTTTTTCTCCAGTTCTCTTTGGCAATCACACACAGTATTGATTGCACCCATTAGTACTACGTAAGATAGCCAGAATATTATTAAGCCTGTTAGTAGATACATAAACCATCTACCTATTATCCCCATCACCTTGGATAGCATTGCGTTGTTTCCTATCTTCTAGTTTATCTAAGTTCTGTGTAGCAATAACTGACAGAGGTACGTCTAAGTCTTGTGCAAGCGTAGCACAGTACCATAACACATCTCCTATCTCAAAGGCTATGTCTATCTTCTTCTGTTCGTAGTCTTCTTGATTGTAACCATCACGTATTAACTTCTTTACCTTGTTGGCTATCTCACCTGCCTCACCTGCTAGTCCTAGTGCAGGATAAGTTATCCTATATGATTCAGGATAGATTGCATACGACTTTGCTTTCTTTTGATACTCGTTCAATTGCATGTTAGGATACTTCTCCTCTTTCCATTTAGCCATTTCATACTCAAGCCACGTTGAGTTTGTTTTCATAGTCACTAAACAACTCCATACTTACAACATTATTTATTTTAAACCATTCACCACGTCTTTCATCTGCAACTTGTTCAAATATGTTATGGAGTTTAGTTTCAGATATATCCATGTTAGTTACGTTAATAGTATTCAAAATGCTATAATCTCTATGAGGACTACTAGTTTGATAGTTTCCTAATCTATCAGTTGGTTTAACAGCTTGACCTACTTTTACCCAACCCGGGTGAGATTCACAAACGATAGCGTATACATATCCTACACTGTGTTTTGACTTATGTTTAATATCTGTATTAGACCACGCATCAGATAATGAATTAAATCTACCACCACCTTTTACATACCATTTACTTGTTTGTGGTATGTACTCACCATTAATATAGCACCTTTCTTTATTTCTTCTTGCAACTGCTTCAGGTTTATTTTTTACATACATTGGTTTACCAGTTATAGGATGTGATTTATACCTCTCTGTAAGTTCTTTAGTTTCCATTATCGTTTGTCTCCTTCTCTAATGATTTAATTAATGTGTTTGAGAATGCTTTTTCTGCCGCAATCAGTTGGTCTAAATTAAACCTAGCATCTGCTATTCTTTTTCTTAGTGTTCTTACTTGAAGATGCCAGTATGCTTCTTTCTCATCTAAGTCAGAGACATTATAATCTTGACCCTCATATGATAGTGTTTGTTTATCTGTCATTTTAAAACCATCCTAACTTTGTGCCATTGTGTATAATGATAAAAAAACAAGCAACCAGATGAGTGAGTACCCAAAGGGTACGTAGCAAAGCTGCCATATCACTTTCACTTTCTTCATCTGATATCTTGCTCCCAATTGTTTTTGCCCATACTCTCCATGCTTTATTTCTCATAGTTCTTTCTTTGTATCTCCGTATAAGCTAGTCGTGCTATGTCGTGTCGTGGTACACCTATATCATCAAGTGTACTATCAGGTAGTTCATGTAACTGTCGTATAACTCTTCTAGTCTTACGCCAGTCTATAACATATCTCATAAATCTTGTCAAGTAATTTTCTAGTGCTAATTTTTTCATTGTATCTCCTGTTGTATATATGTATTCTCTTTTGTTTCCTAAATAACCGGGAACGTACTTCATGCCGCAGTTAAATCCACTACTTCACAGACCCCTGCTGAACAAGCTAACTCACGTCCACCTGATGTGTTATCTTCTTTCTCAAACTCAGGCAGTAAAGACCAGTCAACTGTGTCTGGCATACGTGCAAACAACTCTGTGTACTTATCTTTATTGATATCCTGATAGGGTGCTTGCTGATATGTATGCTCACTAAATGGTAAGAAGCTAATGCCTGATACCTCATCAAAGTTTTCATACACCCATGAGCCTACTTCCATCCACTCATGCTCCTTAACAGAGATGGTAACGGATGGCTTATGCTCACACCAGTGACGCTGATACAGTAGCCACAAGTCAAGCTGTTCAATAGCTGTCATACCAGTACGTGTTACTGCACCAGATGGTGACTGCATTGGAAAGCTAAACACTGTAGTGCTGTCAGGCTTCATTACGTCAGGCTCTGCTGGTATACCCTGCGATACTAAGAACTGTGTCAGTGGGTCTTTGTTATCACCACGTACAGTACGTACATAATATGGGTTGTGCCTTGCATGAATACCTGATGCACTGTCAACTAATTGACTGACTGTACCACTAGGCTTTACACATGTGATAGCGGCAGACTGTTCAATGCCTAGCTGTTCAGCAAAGATAGCATTTGTTTCTACAGCTACTGACTTTAACTCCTCAAGTAATGCACTGATGTTCATACCATACGTTGCACTCTGCCCTGCCAGTATCTGATTATCCATGATACCAGTAAGTGACACACCAAGTAGTCTCTCTTCCTGCGTATTTCTCTTCCATATGTCTCGTAGGTATTTGAAATCAGTCATAGTAGACTGAAACGTACCTAATATAGTCGCAATACGTACCTTCTTACGTAGTGATTCCATATTGTCTGATGCACGTGCTACTACCTCAGATAAATTACAGAACTGATATGGACGTAGGATAATCTCACTGCATGGGTTGCAGCCGAAAGCATAGTCAGTATGCCGTCTGCCATTCTTAGATGCTTGCTTGATAGCTGATGCACGATTAAATATGCCACGCTCACCTGACTTGCTCTCGTACAAGGACACCCACTCACGCATAAATGTACCCATCTGTGGCTTCTCTTTGTAGGCTACAGAGTTATTAGCTAACGCACGTTGACCTTCATTCTCCCACCACTGACCTGACTTAGCATGTGCCATCTGGTCATCATTAAGATTAGACAATGAAATCAATGCACTACGTCTGACCCCACCTACGACTACAACCTCACCTATCTTACACATGATATCGTGACACTCAATAGGATAAAGCCTACGACCTGATGCACCCTTGAACTTCTCAATGCAGAAGTTAAACAACTCTATCAAAGGTTGTGGTCCTGATGCCCTACCACCAAATGTCTTTAGCCTTGCACCTGCTGGACGTACCTTGGACACATCCCACTGTGGTATCTGACCTGCATATAACATAGCAATCAACTCACGTAGTGCTTTAGACCATCCTGGTCTGCTGTCACCAACCTTGATTACTGTGTCGCTGTACTCAAAGTGTTCATTAACTATAGGCAACTTGTCTACAGCGTTACGCTCCACAGAGAAGCCTACACCTGTGCCACACATCAGTATGTACATTGTCTCATCAAATGCTCTAGGGCTGTCTACAGGTACGTAAGAACAGTTGTATCCACCTACGTGGCATCTGTCTAAGGCAGGTCCTGATGTCATCAATGCCCTCATGCTTGGCATCACTCTTTGCTCAAGCACTGCTTCCTCTAACTCATTACGTAATTTATCTTCTAGTGTAAAGTTGCACGTTTCTTTGAGATGGTTTGTCATGTAGTCAAAGTATCTTGCTACTGTTTCTCCCCATGTCTCACGTCTTTGTTCATCTTCTTTCCATCTAGCATAACGAGATAGAGCAATAAAGTTTTGGTAGTCAGTCGGTAAGTAATTGCTTATCATGTATTGTTCTCCATTTTAGCTTTTATATATTTTAAATTTATCCCATCTATATCATAGATTATATCACGTATAACTTCTCTTATTTCTTCCGAAGGGTTTTCATCAGCAGGTAGTTGGTACTCTTCTTCATCTACTTCTAAGGTTAGATACACTTTAACTTTCATTTGGTTCACGACCTTCTAGTTGATTAATACGCATGTCAATGTATCGTTTTGCTTTATTTAAATCCGTTATTTCAGCAGTGTTAGACTTATACCCTGCTCTCATTATATACTTTATAACATTGCCCATCCAGAAAGGTAACTCATTATTCATTATAAATGATACAGGTTCAATAGCATAACGCTCGTAGTGCTTTGGATTATTAATTACATCTGATTGTTCCATAGCTTGTTTCATATACTCTTCGTGTCTTAGCTGGTCATCCATTATGCATCCTCTTCTGTATCTTTTATAAAGTTTAATTTAATTATGTTACCATCATGTTCTATGTCAATTAATTTACCATCCCTTTCATACGTATCTGAAAAATCTTCTGGGTAATTTTCTGCAACATAATTATGTATAGCCTCACGAACATGCTGGTCTATCTCCATAACTGACACAGAACACACCAACATTTTTACAAAAAAATCTATACCAGAGTATGCTTGCTTTGTCAATACATTTCTAGGTGGGTATGCTACAGTTATATCTACCTCACCATTCCATTCATCTCTTTCATCAAAGGTGGGTTTTACTTGTATAAAAAAATCACGTTCTGTAATTTCAAAGTTATCATTTTCAATCATCTTTTTTTCCTTTCTATTTTTTTAATTGGGAAAGGTATAAACTTTGGATGATTGTTTTTACCTTTTTCTTCAAGCCACGATTCAGGAATAATTCTATCGTAATATTTAAAGTCGTACTTATCACACCACTCACCATAAGAAGACTTTGCACCCTTGCGTAACTTTCTTTTACTGTTTGTAAACACAAATCTTATATCTAAATTAGGGTGTTGTTTTTTTACTTCCTTATGTTTTCTTCTGTCTTGTGTAGTAAAGAACCCTTTTGTTTCAATTATTATACCATTGTCTAATACAAAGTCAGGTGTATAAGTTCTATAAGCCAGGTCTTCCCATTCAATTTTAATACTTTCATATTCAAACTTTATGTTTAATTTTGTAAGTCTTTCTGAAGTAGCAAGTTCTAGTCCACTTCTATAACCATACTTACGTGCCATTCTAAACTGCTTGTGGTATGAAGATTTAGGCAACCTCATATTCCTTTGCTAACTCAACATACTTAACAATCTTAGGGTCTTTAGCTTGAGATTTAACAGCAGGTAGTTCTTTTAAACTAGGCCAACAACTAAATCTGTAGTCACAAAATCCACACTCAGTACCTAAAATCTTATTACCTGTAGGTTTACCTCTAAATGTTTCTGCTTGTGGCTCAAAACATCTTTCAAATTTATTAGTCTTTAACTTATCGTGTGTTATTTTTATCTTACTAATCTCTTCTTCAATATCAATACTACTAGCTGGAATGTATTTAAAATCTCCATTAGCTTTGTTGATTACCCACCAACCACCTACCTTTAGTCCTGATGCTTTAGCATAACCTGCTAGTTGACCCACATAACCAAAGGGGTCACTAGCTTTTAGTGTTTCATAAGATTCAAACTTATGTTTGTAAGACCAGTCAGATGCAGATTTAATATCGTCAACAGCCCCATCAATAACAATATCATATGTTCCATTTATGTTACTTGTACCTATTGGTAATTTGACAGTATCAGAATCGCTATACTGTACCCCTGCTTCCTTTAATAAACCTTTGAATGCAGCCTCAACAATATCACCTAGTAGCATGTTCATAATAAATGTAGTAGGTTTTGGTAAAGCTGTTTCGGGTTTATTTTTTTCAAACCACAACTGGCA